ACCTAGTAAATTAAGACCGGCTATATCAGCAGCTAAAACTATAATACGGATTATAAAAAGAAATCCTACTCCTCTAGCTACTGGTGTTAAACCGGCCAAGGATTTTGGTGGTTTAATTTCTGCTAGATCAGCAGGCTTTGTAACTTCTCAAGCAGATAGACTTGTAAAAGTTAATTTACTCCTAGATGCACTTGAAGGAGATTTGTCTGCCGTCACAAGCCTACTACAAGGTATAAATCCAACGTTAAATAATTTAAGACAGGTATTAGAAAATGTAAATATATCTATACAAGGTTGTGTTGATAATTTAACAGAACAAGATGCTGATGCAGCTAAAGAATTGATTAACTCAGTAAGACCATTAGAAAATACAGGTTCAGAAGGTACACCTGACGAATCATTTGAGTATATTGCAGCTAACGGAAGGCCTTATTTTTTAAGTATAGAGAATTTTAGATCAGATACTGATGTAGCTCAAAGAAGAGTTGCTATAGCAAAAGATACTACTGGAGCAACAGTACTTAAAGGATCTCCATCATTTAGTTCTGATACTCAAATACTATTAGAAGAATTAAAATTTAGATTAGATAATCAACTTGCATAAAACAACTATTTATAATTATGAAACTTGATCAATTAAGAAAAGTCATAAGAGAAGAAGTAAAAGCAGCTGTTAAAGAAGAATTACAGGACATGCTTAATGAAGCTGTACGTGTTGCTAGTCAACCACAAGTACAACAAGTTACTAAACAGCAATCAAAACCTATCGAAGTACAGAAGTCAATTCCTACTTCAAATGATCCTATCATGGAAATGCTTAATCAAACTAAAGCATCAATGACTAGCGCAGAATATAAAAACGTATATTCAGGCACATCAGATATGGTTCAAAAACCTAACTTCGCATCTATGATGGCTTCTAACATGGGAATGACAGAACAAAAGGGCCCAATGCCCGGTTTAGATATTTCTCAATTTGACTTTGTAAAAAAAGCAGGACAGGTATACAAAAAATCTGTTGAAAAAGATAAACAAAAATACGGTGTAGTATAAAATGGCATTTAACACTAAAAAAATTAATCCTTTAGATTTACAACCAAGAAAAGCAATTGGTGTATCTCTTCCTCTTTCTGGAAAGGCTGTCTTTAATTCAACCTACCAGACTAAAGATGCTATCAGGACTAATTTAATTAACTACTTTCTTACAGGTACAGGCGAAAGATATTTAAACCCATCTTTTGGAAGCCCTTTAAGAGAGTTGATGTTTGATAATATTACAGACGAGTTTAACACAGAAATAGAATCAGTAGTTAGAAGAGGAATATCTGAATACTTTCCAACCGTTTTACCTACAGCTATTCAAGTCACTCCTACACCGGATACAAACACAGTTACGTTATTTTTAAGATACGCCATCCGAGATACTAATATAGAGGATGAAGTAGTAATAAATTTTGAACAATAATGGCAGAAATTAGAGACATAAAATACGTAGCTAGAGAATTTTCTGATTATAGACAGGAATTAATTGAGTTTGCTAAAAACTATTTTCCTGATACATATAACGATTTTTCTCCTACATCACCTGGAATGATGTTTATCGAAATGGCAGCATACGTAGGAGATGTTTTATCCTTTTACCAAGATACTCAACTTCAAGAGACTTTCCTACAGTACGCTAAAGATCCAGGTAATCTATATTCTATGGCCTATATGATGGGGTATAGACCAAAAGTAACTAATGCTGCAGAAGTGACATTAGAACTAAGTCAAAATATAGGTGCAACATCTACAGGAACTCCAAATTGGGATGATGCATTAATAATAGACGAAAACGCAACTATTACTTCTGATTCTTCAGGACAGGTTGAATTTTTTATAGAAAACAAAATAGATTTTACTGTCTCTAGTTCTTTTGATCCAACAGATATAGTAATTAGTTCTATTACAGGTACTACTCCTAATGAGTTTCTAATTACAAAAAGAACAAAAGCATTTTCTGGAGAAGTTAAAACGATAACCCAGACATACACCACATCGGAAAAATTTACTACTATAACAGTAGATGATGCTAATATTATAGGTGTATTAGAAATTACAGATAGTGGTGATGAAAAATGGTACGAAGTACCTTTTCTAGGACAAGATAGTGTATTTGTAGATCAAGCCAATACTGGTGATGATGCAAATAGGGTACCAAATACCATTGAACTTCAAAAAGTACCAAAGAGATTTGTAACTAGATTTAATTCAACAGGTCAACTTATAATTCAATTCGGGGCAGGTACAATAGCTAACGTAGACGATACTACCTTTACCCCTGATCCCTCTAATGTTGGATTTAATTACGATTTTGACACAAATACAAATACCTTACCAGGACTACAGGCAATAGACCAAGCATACGATCCATCAAACTTTTTATATACTCAAACTTACGGAGTAGCACCATCAAATACTACTTTGAGGATAAAATACCTAGTTGGAGGAGGAGTAGAAGCTAATGTACCTGCAAATACATTGACAGTATTTAACGGAACTGCTAACTCTGTAGATGATCAAGACACATATCTAAGCACCCTTACTGTAAATAATCCAAAAGCAGCTGTAGGAGGTAAAGATGGAGACACTATAGAAGAAGTGAGACAAAATGCTTTAAGGTCTTTTGCCGAGCAAAAAAGAACCATAACCTTACAGGATTATACAGTAAGAGCAGCATCTTTAGATCCTAAGTTTGGAACTGTAGGGAAAGTATTTGTAACTCAAGATGAACTAACTAGCACAGTCTCTCCTACAGATTCTTTAATAGGATATAATCCTCTATCTCTATCTTTATATGTATTAGCATACGATAATAATAAGAAATTAGTAACTGCTACAGATACATTAAAAGAAAATTTAAAAACATATATGTCCTACTACATGCCAGTTACAGATGCATTAAATATAAAAGATGCTTTTGTTATAAATGTAGGTATAAATTACGATGTATTAGTAAAACCTAATTATAATAGCAGAGACGTACTCCTAGCATGTAACTTAGTAGTACAAGACTTTTTTGAAATATCTAAATGGAATATAAATCAACCTATTAATATTTCAACAATTTACAGTTTACTGGATAATGTAACCGGAGTACAGACTGTAAGTAAAATTGAAGTTGTAAATAAACAAGGAGGTAATTATTCTGAATATGCTTACGATATCAAAGGAGCAACAAGAAATAATATAGTTTACCCTTCTTATGATGTAATGATATTTGAATTGAAATATCCTAATATAGATATTAAAGGAAGAACAACAACAATATAGTATGGCAATTTATAGAATATTTCCCGACAAAGATGCTTTTATCTACTCAGAAGTACCAACCGCAAATGCTGGTAGAGATGAAATAGTAGAAATAGGCGGATACCCAGGTACTATAGATGGTACAGGTCAAGCAAGCCGTATTGTTACTAAATTTAGTGATTCTGAAATAGACGATGTAATAAATAATAAAATTACATTAGATGCAACAGGCTCTATGAGTGCTAGTCTTAAACTATATTTAGCAGAAGCTAACGAGCTTCCTGTAGAATATACCCTTTATGCTTATCCAGTCTATATTGCAGGATCTGGAGATTGGGATAACGGTACCGGTAAATTTGGGGATACACCTGTAAATAGGACAGGAGTAAGCTGGACTTATAAAAATGCAGGACAACTTAATCCATGGTCTACATCAAACTTTGCTACATTTACTACCGGTTCGTTTATAACAGGTAAAGAGGGAGGAGGAAACTGGTATACAGCTTCTAATGGAGAGTCAATGGAGTTTTCACAATCTCATAATATGTCTTCAACTCATGATGTAGATATAAATGTAACAGAAGCAGTAAAACAGATCTATGACGATATACTTCCTAACAAAGGATTTATTGTAAAGTTAGAGAATGATTATGAATTCTATACAACAGCTTCTATAAGGCTTAAGTACTTTGGTAAAGATACAAATACAATCTATCCACCTTTCCTAGAATTTGGATGGGATGATAGAACTTACGATCAAGGAGACTTATCGCTACTAACAACCGATATTTCAACTATTGATA